TCAACCGGAGCGTCGGCCGGGACATCCTTTGCCTCTTGTGCATATGCAGGGTTCAGCCACATGCCGAGGACGTGGACTTTCAGCATTCCGGGGCCGGACTCGAAGACCAGAAGATGAACACGCCACGCCATGTCGGCGCGCATCGCGACGATCTCATTCCCGGTCTGGATTTTGGACGCGATATGCGCCCATGCGCCGGGTCGCAAAATATCCGTCACCGAGAAATTGACCGGGACGCGGACAAAACGAGTGGTGACATTGTATTCGATGGGGTCGACATTGGTCGACGCCGGCAGGACAAGAGCCGTCATTTTGTGCCTCATGATGATTTGGGGGGTGTGGTTTAGGGGCGAGCCGAAGCCCGCCCCACCGACCACTGTGGAGGCAACACAGCGACCGAAGCCGCTATGCTGCGTCAGGTGATCGCGGTCGGGGCCGCGACAGTCGCAGCCGCACCGGATACCGATGCGACCTGGTAGCGCTTGTATTTCGCGGTCGCCACGTCAACGACATCCACAAGGTCGCCCTTGCGCATGCCCTTGGACGCACCGTCCGAAAACCAGCTGGCGCCGACAATGGTGGCGTCTGCGTCAGCCGCGCTGTTGTAGTAGCCGAAGACACGCGGGTAGGAACCGCCGCCGAGCGGCTCCACCAGCAGGGTCAGATTGTCAGGAACGTATGCCATGTTCAGGTCTCCTTACGTGGCAACGAACGCCGAGCCGTCGTGGGTGATCTTCACGATGCCGGTGTTCTGGAGGATTTTCGCGCCGTGGTAGACCTCTGCGCGCGACCACGAGTAGGCCTGCTCCTCGTTGTAACCGGCGAAGACCTTGTCCTCGCCGAGAGCAACGGCGTAGCCGATGGCCGAACGGTGGAACATGTAGCAGATCTCCGAAGACGTCCCGAGGCCCGTGATGCGGCTGGAAACGACCCAGTTCACACCGTTCCAACGCCACATACGCCGTGCAGGACCGGCGAACTGCTTCACGTCGACATAGTCGCCGTTGGCAAATTCGGTGGTCTGCATGAGGTAGCCGCGGAATGCCGGGGAGATGATCCCGAACATGTTGTTCTCGTCTTCGACCGGCACGTCGTTGTTCCCGAGGATGGCCTGCGCGCCCAGAACAGTCGACAGCGAGGCGGTGCCCGAGCCAAAGTCCTGAGTTGCGTTTGCCAGTTCGGCCAGCATGGTCAGGTCGATGTCGCGGTTGATCGCGGCGATCGACGCATCGCGCATGACGCGGACCTGATCACCCTGAGACGCAAACACGTTGAAGCCCGTGAGCTTGTAGGGTGCGTGCTTCTCAACCAGCGTCGCAGTGGGCTGCGAGTTGGTCGGGTTGCCGTAGGGGATGAGACCGTTGGTCCCACGGGTGACGGCGGTATCGCCGCCGGAGCCGGACACGAGGAACGTGGCCGTGTTTCCGTTCATCACGGATTCTTTCGTCGCCATCGCCTTGAGGAAGCTGGAGCGCTGCTCAAACGCCGGCACGAAATCCTTCTTGTAGTGAATCACTGCGGCTTCTACCGACATGATCCATCTCCTTTCGAGATTTGTGTGGGGAGGGGTTTGGAGCCGTCACGATCCGAGGGTGGCCGAAGGCGTTGCGGGGCCGTTTCCGGGGTGGCCGCTAGCAGTTCGGGGCTGTCACGTTTGGCGGGTAGAACGCCCGTCAGACCGGGTTCCGCTTGCGCGGGGTTGCCGGATTCCGGGCATGAAAAAGCCCGCCGAAGCGGGTTGGTTATCCACCGGTGTCGGTGAATTGCGGTTAGCGCTTGCCTCGCGCCAGATCCTTTTCGATGATCTTCCGATACTCTTTGTCGAGGCCTTCAGCCTCGTATCGGTCGAAGTCCGTCGCGCGGATTTTCTCGATTTCCTCACGGCGCGCGGTGTGCTTGCGCTCGCTATCGCCATTGGCGAAAGTCACGTCGCCGAATTTGTCGCGGCCCATGTCCGCCGCCCATAGAATGAATTCCGGATTATCGCCCAGCCGGCGGCCGTCAGGCCCTCGGAATTCGGCCCAATCCTTTCCAACTCCAGGAATGGCCTCAATCGCACGGGACGCGAGTGTTATGCTCGCCTTATATTCTCCGTGCGGCAGATCCTTGCGCAGCGCGTCTTCGGCAGCCTCTCGCGCTTCATTGTCGGCCGCCGCGCGCTGTTCCGCGAACTGGTCCATCGTGGACACATACCATTCGGTCGCGACTTCAACCGCTGAGTTGGGCAAGCCCTTCTTGTGCGCGAACTGCGTGAACGTCGCCAGCACCGGCTTGTCTTCGTCGGTCAGCGCCTTCGTCACCGTGTCGGGCAGTTTGTAGCCGGTGGGATCGTCAGGGATGCCCTGTTCCTTGCGCCACTCGGCCATCGCCTTCTCGTCAGAGGCATCCGGCATGTCGCGCTTGATCTTGCCGGAACGGATGATCTTTTCCTGCTCAGCGATCTTGCGTGCGAAGTTGGAAGGCGACGAAAACCGCTTCAGGATCTTCGCCAGATCCTCATCCGAGCCGGCAAGACGCTCGCGCCAGTCGTCGGGCCATGCGAAGTCGTCGGGCTCGTCGCCGTTCTTCGGCTTATCCTTTGGAGCATCCGTGATCGGTGCATCTGCACCTGGCTTGGGCGCATCCTTATCGATCACAGGCGGGTCGGCTGCCTCGTCCTGCGGAATATCCTTTGCCGGTTCGTCAATCGGCTTATCGATCACTTCCGGCGCGGGGGCCGGGTCCAGTTCACTCATTGGTTTGCCTCTTGCCTCGTTTTGCCTCAATCAACTGGAGCGCTTCCGGCTCTCTCAGCCGAGCGATCTGCACCCCGATTGAGCGCTGGCCCTCCAGGAATGCTGTTACGCGGTCGCTTTCGTTCATGCTGACCTGACCAATGTGGCAGGCATTGAAGAGCAGCCATTGCATCGCGCGCTTTTGCTGGCCTCCATTCGCCACGCCTTCGAACAAGGCCCGGAAGGAGTAGAGAACCTCCTTGTCGTATGCGACGGGCTTCAATTCGTTCACGCCAGTCCTGCCTCTTGAAGCTTGATCGAGCTGTCAGCCACCGCACCGGCCACGCCAGCACCGGCAAGACCAAGCTCAGCCGCCTTGACCAGATTGGCCTCGCCCTGAGCGGCGCCTTCGCTCTCTTCCGCCTTGTCGCCTTCAAGAATCCAGTCGGCCTTTGCGCCAGTGGCACGCACCGCGTCCTTCGTGGCCTGCTTGATGTCGTAGCCGGCCGGGATGGTCTTATCGGCCTGTGCCGCGCCTGCAATGATCTGCATGCTCTCCTGATAGGCAAGGATCGTCTGCCGTCCCTCTGCCGTGTTCAGCGGCGTGTCGAACGTGAACGTCACATCCCGGCCCTGCAAATCGTCCGGCATCTCGGCGAAGTCGAACGACTTGTTGCGCACCGCCATCTGGAACGCGATGTCCAGCATGGGAAGGTGATACTCGCTCTCGATAGGCCCGAAGAACGGCAGCGCGGCGCGACGGAACTCGTCAAGCCTGGCCTGCGTCTCGAATGCCGTCATCTCACGTGCATTGGGCAGCATCAGCTTGTTGAGCAGGAAGCTTTCTGCAATGAGCAGGCGAACGTCCTGCTTCATCTCCAGCCCAAGCCCTAGATTGCCGCCCTGATCGACGGTCTGGAACACCTTGCGGATGTCGTCGGTGTCCTCCAGATCGACATGCGTATGTCCACCGGCATAGAGGTTGATTTCGTCGCGGAAGATGTCGCCCTTACCTATGGTCGGCGGGTCAACGGCCTTTTCGCCCTGCTCAAGCAGAATGCGGGCCATCGACTGGATCATGCGCCCGTCAGGCAGTGCCGTAATCGCGGCAGGAGAGAACCCATACTGATAGTTGCTGATCGTGCGCCAGCGTGGCGTCACGTAGCAGAATACCGGAAGCGCGCCCTCACCCAGAACGATCTCATGATCGCAGTCGATGTAGAGCGAGATGAACTGCATCCCGTTCGCCATCAGCCGGCGGCGGCGCACCTTGTCATCGCCATACATCTCGTCGGCCGGAAGAACGACATGCCTGACCTTGAACTCTGTGGTCGGGTCTTTCTCAGCCGCCTGACGGATGTCCTGATGCGCGTTCTTGGCCCACGCCGGGTTAGCCATGATGTTGCGCGCCGTCGTCGGCATGACGCGCTGGAGATGATCTACCTTGCAGTCCGCGTTTTCCATCCAGACGCAATCGCGCGGGTGCCACGAGCGGAACAGGAAATGCTCACGCGTCGAGTTCTCACCCACCGACATGACGCCGCCACCAAACGTCACGTAGTCGTGGTCGACCTCGCCTGTGGATCTGACGAAATTTGCCCTGCGATCATAGATCAGCCGCTTGAACCTGTGCGTCGCGCTTTCCAGCCATGTCGCATTCGCCGGGAGTTCATCGATATCCTCGAACCCGGTGCGAACATTGAACCACTGCCCCTGACGAAGCATGGACGACGGAGCATTTCCCAACGTCTCGCGCGCTTGGACCGGGAACGATTCCATCAGATCGCCGGAGAAATCATCTCCCAGCGTGAACGGCGACGTGAAGTCAGACCGCAGCGGGTAGAAGTTTTCGGCAATCTCCTGGTTCAAGCTGTCGTGCTGGCTCTTCTTGGTGAAGAGACCGTCGCCGACCTTGACCAGTTCCCGCGCCCTACTGTCCATGTGATAGTGCCCGGTTTACTTTGGCAAATTCGCCAAAAAACTTGATGGCAGCGAGGTCATAAGCGTTTGCCGCTTCATCTGCGGTTTGGTATCGACCAATGTGCTTTTTCTTCCCGCCCACTCCAATATTCGCAACAAACACCCCACGCTTCGCGTCATACCAAATCCCCTTCATCCCGCTCTTGTTCTTGATAGGAGCGTGGCAATTGGCTGTGTTCTGAGATGGAGTCGCCACCCGCAGATTGGCGCGACGGTTGTCCAATGCCTCGCCATTAGCGTGATCAACCATCAAATCATCAGCGGGGAGGACTACTCGGTGCATGTAGATCGTCTGCTTTTTCCCATCCGCCACGACTGACGTTGCCGCAGAAACGCGCGCAGAACGGTGATCTCGGATGGCATACCAATTGCGACCAGTTACCTTCTCAATGTCTACCGCATCGATAATCGCCTCATACCCCTGGGTGAGGGGCACATAGGCGACTTCACCAACACGGCGGATTGGCCGCACTCTTTGCCGACCGCTGAGTGGTATTAGGCGGGTGTCCATGCTGATCAGCCAGCCGATCCCAGCAGTGAGTTTCCGTAGCTGCGCGTGCCAGCCTCGCCACCTCCACCAGCCCCACGAGACAGCATGGTCGAGGAACGGCCAGAACGCCCGGCGATCTCACGACGCTTGCGCTCCTCTGCCTGACGAATGTTCGGGTCGTTCTGATCCGGCATGCGAACGACAGTCGGTGGTTTTGCCTTGCCGAAAAATGCACCCATTATCGTCTCCTGGATTTCATTGAGGCGTGGCCCAAATTGATACGAGGTGCCCCGGTTGGATTGCGCGCCACCCTGATCCGGGCCGTCACGCTGTCCTCGCCATAGGCCCAGGCATTCACCACCGCGTCGCCTTTGTCGGGAGAACGGCCAAGGCGCTTTCTGATCTCGGTCTTTTCCTCGATCACCAGCCCGCGCGATGTCAGTTTCCATGTCGGCGCGGCGAGATCGGCCACCAATTCAGGGTCGGGCGGCAGTGCTACCGGCTCTCCGAGGTTAGGTTCAAGCGCCTCGCGGAACTTCCACCACACTTCAGCCCGCTTGTTGGCGAATGTCAGCTTTCCGTCGCGCGTCCGCTTCTTGCTCTCTCCAGAGCCGTTGTGGCCGAAGATAGTCAGGTCGCGGACGTTCTGCTTCAGATGTGAATAGACGCCGGACCCGTATCCGCCGCCCATATCGATGATGATCGGGCAACCATCGCGCATCAATGCAATGTCGCGTGCCGCAAGGTCGATCGGGTCGACGTAGCCTTTCAGCTTCTCGCTGACGATTTCGTCATACCAGTAGCCATGTCGGCGGGCGTATGTGTTCGAGTCCCCGCCGCCCAACGCGACATCGTGACTGAGGCAGGACATTCCGATGCCTTCAGGCGGCTTGGACGACCATCTCGCCTGCGCGGCCTTGATCCATGATGTCGGGATGACCTGAAAGCCGTTGTCCTTCACATCGGCATCGAAACGACCGTCGCGGAACCTCTGCCGCAACTCTTCCGGCATCGCTTCCAGGACAGCCGCATAGCCGGTCTGCATCAGATCCGGGTTGTCTTCCAACTTGGCCGGGATGAACGTCCGCGACCGAGGGTTGACCATCTTGCCGTTGACTTCGACAGGAGCAGGCCCGTCGCACTCCACGTCCTCGCCGTTGATCGTCGTATACCAGCGCAGTTCGCCGGGCTGGGCAGGGTTAGGATGCGTTTTGTCGAGCCAGGCGGCCCAGTATTTCACCACCCAATAGCCTTCAGGCGTCGTCGGCGG